TGTTCTATATTAGAAATAAAATACTAGAAGACACAGGCGTTAAGTATTCCCTGGACAGAGTTGAAAGAGCTATGTACCTAGAGGGGCATCTTAAGGCTTCAGATGTGTTTGAACCTAGAAGAAAGAGAGATTGGGAATGACTATAGCAATGGAACGTATTCTAGCTTGGAAAATTATGCCAAGACTAATGATGTTAGTGATGACTTGGATGTATATCGAAGTTCTGTTCTGGTTTATGTCTCTATCTCCTACTGATATGACTTCACAAGCTACTGCACTTACTGCTACAGTAACTGGAGCTATGACTGGAGCCTTTGCTGTGTGGTTAGGAAACGAGAAGTAGCCATGATTGGACAAATCTTAGGGGCAGTTGGAGGATTAGCTACCACTTACCTAGATGGTAAGGTAGCAGTACAGAAAGCTAACGCAGAGATTAAGGTTAAGCAAGCTACTGGTGAGATTGACTGGGATCTAGCAGCTATTCAAGCTACTCAGAACTCTTGGAAAGACGAATGGATTACCTTACTCTTTTCAATTCCACTGATTCTAGCATTCTGTGGTGATTGGGGTAATAATATTGTTCAAGCTGGCTTTGCTGCACTAGAAACTATGCCGGCATGGTACCAATATTCACTTGGTGGAATTGTTTCAGCAAGTATCGGGATCAGATCCGTAAGTAAATTCTTTGGGAAGAAGTAATGGCTATTAATAGGACAGGTAAAGAAGAAAAACCTAGATTTACTGGGGATGAAAAAATAAGATTACGTAAAATTCTTAAAGATAACCCAGTGTATTTTGATAAAATACTCAGAGATCTCTATAAACCACCAGCTAAAAAAGCCAAACCAAACTCTATAGGTCCAGAACTACGGGATAAAAAGGGTGTACTTAAACGAGCCTTATTAAATAAAGGTGGTATGGTAAAAGGTAAAAAGAAATGAACAAGAACTTTCAAAAATGTTTAGAGATGTTGCTACACCACGAGGGGGGCTTTGTGAATCACCCCCAAGATCCTGGTGGTATGACTAACCTTGGGGTGACTAAGGCTGTCTATGACAAGTGGATTGGGCGTGAGGCTACTAAGTCTGAGATGATGGACCTAAAGCCTGATGATGTAGCACCTATTTACAAGAAAAATTATTGGGATAAGGTAAAAGGTGATGATCTTCCTAGCGGTGTTGACTGGTGCGCCTTTGACTGGGCCGTTAATAGTGGTTCTGGTCGTCCAGCTAAAGCTATTCAACGTGCTGTGGGAGCAACAGCAGATGGGGCTATTGGCCCTATGACTTTGCAAGCTGTCATGAACAAGGAACCTCAGATGATTATCGAGAGTGTCTTTAGTCAACGTCAGAAGTTCTATGAGTCCTTACGTACCTTTGAGACCTTTGGTCGTGGTTGGACTCGTCGTAATAAAGAAACACTAGACCAAGCACTGAGTATGGTAGGGGATAAATAATATGAGTTACGTTAATGCAGCTAAAGCTATAGCTAAATCTTTAGGAATTAACCCTAAAGAACTAACTATGAGTTTAATAAAAAAAGCACCAGTACCTGTTAGGTATAAAAAACTGTTCCAAGGTCAAACTGCAGGGGAAGCAAAAATGGTTCCTTCAGCTAAGTCTAGCAGAGCTATGGCAGCACAGGAAGCTAAATCAGTAGGTGCTTTTGCAGCTGTAACGGGTGGCTCAGCTATAATTAAAAAGATTTTAGAGGCCGCAAAAAACCCTAATATTGAGAACAGCTCAAATTTAAAAGGACGTAATAAGCCTCGTACCCCTGTTAATAAAGCTATAGATTCTGCTAAAAAAGCTACTAAACCTAAAGCAAAACCTATGCCTCGACCTAAAGCTAGACCTAAAAAATTAGCCCCTATGTCTTCTTTAAAACCTAAAGCAAGGCCAAAGTAAATGGCTATACCTGAACGAGTCAAGAACAAGATGAAAGCTGTAGGGCTTAAGGGAGTCAACAAAGCTCAACGCCTTAATGATAGCAGTGGTAAGTCTCACCACGTTATGGCTAGTGAAGGTGGTAAGTATAAGTATATTAAGTTTGGTGAGAAGGGTGCTTCTACTGCAGGTAAACCTAAGGATGGTGAATCTGACAAGATGAAGAAGAAACGTGCAAGCTTTAAGGCTCGTCATGCCAAGAACATTAAGAAGGGTAAGATGTCTGCAGCTTACTGGGCCGACAAGGTTAAGTGGTAGTGACTCTTATTTCTCACTTCCCTTTACCTAGCTTTCCTTTTCAAACTCATGATAATATTATCTTTGAGAAAGCAGACAAAGATAGGTCAAGTAGGAATAATGAAGTAGAAAAACCTAACAAGATTACTCCTGATACACCAGTAGAAGATCTTAAAATAGTGAATCAGATGTATGCTTATAATCCTAATCCAAACAAGTTACGAACTCCTGATGGACAGATCGTAGACTTTATTATTGCTTAAAGGGAAGAACATGAAAAAGAAAATGAATCCGGGAATGGCAGCATTAAAAAAGAAAGCACCAAAGGTAGCAGCTAAGATGGGCTATAAGTATGGTGGTATGGCCAAAAAGAAAATGGGCTACAACAAAGGCGGCATGGCTAAATGCGGCGCATCTTATAAGGGATAAATAGAATGGCTCCTGTCGTACTAGTTTTAGGTAATATGGTTGTACAAGTTACTTCTGCTTTAATACGTAAGCAGCTAATGAAGCTTGGCTTTAAAGCAGCTAAAAACTATAAGAAGTATTCTAATGTAACCAAAGTTACTAGAGATAATGCTGCTAACGTACTTAATAAAGCTCAGAAACTATCTGATGAGTTAAGACCCGCTAGTAGAGACTTGGCTAAAAAACCTAAGGTTAAGATCATTCGTAGGAAGCCTGACGAGAAGCCACCAGAAGCTCAGACTTCTATACCTAAAACTAATCGAACAGTAAATGCTAAGTTTGACAGAAGTCAAAAGTTAAGTAAGTTTCAGAATGCTGGTAAGCCTTCGACTACCACTTCCCCTGGAACAACTACACCTTTTACTAGGATTAAAACAGGTAAGCGTACTAGTCCAGTTGCACCCACTGCTGTTTCTGCCGCAGGTGAAAGACCTACTATAGATTCTAAACCTTTACCCAAAGGGCCAAAAGTTTCTAGCAGCTCCCCTAAACAACCTGGATACCCTAGAACTGGACCTAAAGCAGATAAGCTACCTAGAAATAAATCTGCTGGGGAAAGTAAAGTCACTAGATCAGGAGTATTGATGCTGATGTCATCTGGACCTTCAGGGCTAGGTAGTGGTAAAGATGCTATGTTAGAAGTAGCTCGTGAGGCTGGGTTTAAAAATGTTGACACTGCTCCTCCAATTAATACCCTTCAAAAAGTAATTAAGCCTAAAACAAAACCAGCTACAGTTAAAAAACAGCTATCAGCTTTTGGCAGTGCATTTAAAAAAGCTCGTGCCGATAAAGAATACTCTTTTACTTTTAAAGATAAAAAATATACTACTCGGTACAAAGAGGAAACTGTAGCAGAGCACAAGAAAAAATTTCAGAAAAAGAAAAAATAATGCATAACGGGGTTGCATTATTGTCTGTAGTACGCTAACATAAAATATGTAAAACTACTCCTGCACAAATAAAAGGAGTAGTGCTATGTTTAGAAAAGTATTAAAAGCGATTCAACAGAATCAACAACGACGAGCAGACTATTGGATACTCATGAACCTGAGTGACAAAGAGCTGCATGATATGGGGATCAGTAGAGGTGAGATCAGGCAAAAAGTCTACGGTTAATGCAGCGGGTAATTATACTAAGCCTAGTATGCGTAAGCGCCTTGTTGCTTCCGTCAAAGCTGGAGGGAAAGGTGGAAAGCCCGGACAATGGTCCGCCCGGAAAGCCCAAATGGTTGCAAAGCAATATAAGGCAAAAGGTGGAGGGTATAAGTAGTGAAAGTAGATGCACCTAAAGGCTATCATTGGATGAAGCAAAAAAATGGTAGCTTAAAACTAATGAAGCATAAAGATAAGTTTGTACCTCATAAGGGTGCATCTCTTACTGCTAACTTCCCTGTACAAAAGAAACACGATGCCAAAAAGTAAAAGTCAAAAAAGTTTAACTGCTTGGACTAAGCAAAAGTGGAGAACCAAAAGTGGTAAGCCATCAACGCAAGGTTCCAAAGCAACAGGTGAAAGGTATCTACCTGAGAAGGCTATTAAGTCTCTTAGTTCTTCTGAGTATGCCGCTACATCACGAGCAAAACGAAAAGGCACTAAGGCGGGTAAGCAGTTTGTGGCTCAGCCTAAGAAAATTAGAGCCAAAGTAAAACCGCATAGGAAAGTTACATGACAGAAAAGCAACAGAAGTTTCTTGATGCATTGTTTGGTGAAGCCGAGGGCAACCCAGTTAAAGCTCTTAAGATTGCAGGGTATGCTCAGGGGGAATCCTCTGCAAGAGTTATGGCTCCTTTAAAGGATGAGATAGCTAACCGTACTCGTGACTTCATTGCTACCAATGGCCCTCGTGCTGTTTGGTCTTTGATGAACGTTATGACTAACCCAACAGACTTAGGGAATAAAGAGAAGATGGCTGCTGCTAAAGACTTCTTAGACCGTGCTGGTTTTGTAAAGA